AGCACAATTAGATGTACTATACAATGCTTTAAACTCAAATAATGTAAAGCTATCAGTTGAACAAACAATCACAGAACTAATTAATGGAACTATACTACAACGAAACATACGGAGGTAACAAATGACAATAAAATATTAATTTTTATGATTTTTATTAATTATTTTTGCCACAATGGAAAGAGAAGATGAAATATTTGCATTATTAAACCCTGATGAATGAAACCCGATAGGCTGCATTTGGTTGATGTTATAGTTAGCGACAAGTCATTCAAAGAAATGTGCTATAAGATAAATATCGCCTATGCTGAAGACATCTATCAAGAAACTATCTGCGAAATTCTAACCATATCAGATGAACGATTGCCTGACCTTAACTATTTGAAGTTTTGGTTTTACCGAGTAGCCTTCAACGTAATGTCGAGAAATGGCAAGTTAGGAAAGATAGTTTTAAGGGAATTAATCGAGTTTGACATCTATACACCAAGTGAACTAAGCAAAGAGATAATGACTAAGGAAGCAGAACAGTTTATGCTTTCTTTAAACGAATTTGAAAATCGTATTATCTTATTATATAATCAGTTTGGGGATATGAAGAAAGTCCAACGATTAACAGGCATTAGTTATTCAGCATTGAGGGCAGTCAAAGAAAAAATTAAACAAAAAGCGAAACAGATATGATTAAACTACTAATAGTTATTCCAAGTTACCCAAAGATAAGCGGAGTTGATTACCATCGGTTATGGATGCCTCACAATGTGATGTCAGACCTTTTCAAAGATGAGATTGAGATAAGCCTAATAAATGAAGTAGACAGTGCCACAGATGAGTTCTTAAAGGACTTTGACTTAGTTGTGATGAATAGGTTTGCATCAAAGACAAACGAACCGCAGGCATTAATTGATAAACTAAAAAGAGTTGGACTTCCTTATGTGATTGACTTGGATGATGATTATATCCTTCCAAAGAATCATATCTTATACTATGCAGCAAAAGATGGCAACCATACCGAACAAATTAGTTTAGCAGTTAAGAACGCAACCGCCTGCACCACTACTCATGAATTATTGGCGAATACATTAACCAAAGAGTTAGGGCAAAAAAATATTTACATAGTCCCAAATGGAATTTATCCTGATGGTCATTTTGCATTAAAAGAACCACAATTCAATGGTAAGTTAAATTTTGGCTGGAGTGGATCAATCACTCACTTAGAAGATGTTATTTTAATGCACGATGGATTGTATTCTTTATATACCGCAGACGATTACAAAGATAAGTTTAGAGTTGTTTATGGTGGTTTTGCAAGTCAATCAGATACAAGTCAAGCTATTTTAAGTGTATTGAGTGCAAGGGGCAAAGCAGATGAATCACAATTTGGAATCTTCAAAGAAACAGGAGTAAAGGAATATGGAAACTTTTATGACCTAATAAATGTATCACTTATACCACTTCGCAATAATCGTTTTAATAACAACAAATCAAACCTCAAACTATTGGAGTCAGGATTTAAAATGAAAGCAGTAATATGCAGCGATGTTTATCCTTATTCGCCCGACTTGAAGCATAATGTAAACTGCCTAAAAGTTAAGCACAAAAACGACTGGTATAAGCACATGACTAAACTAATAGACAATCCAAACTTAGTTGAAGATTTAAGGGCGCAGTTGTATATTGATGTGCAAAGATATCACATGACCAATGTAGCAACTGAAAGATTTGAAGCATACAAAGAAATATTAAAATGATTTGTAATAAGTCGAAAATATTAAAATTATATTGTACTGATAAGAAGTATTTCAAAATTTGCAATAATATAAGCAAAGAGTTTGGGGCTGATATGTATTCTGAAATATATTTTGTGTTACTCAAACAAAAGAATATTATAAATGAAAGCAATTTACAATATTATGTTGCGAGAGTTGCAATGAATATGATGGGTAAGTATGGTTTAATAACTCGGTATTTTAAAAAGAATCATTTTAGAGACTATCAAGTCACTACTGATTTTGAAGGTTTTTATTCATCAGCAAATAAAGATTATCATTTATATAATATACCTAATGAAGAAAATGATTATTATTATCATAACCTTTTAGATAGAGTAGAACTTACTTTTAATTCATTAGATAAAAAAGATAAAAAAGTTTTACAAAAAACAATAAAATATAAATATAAACGTCATGCTTATCAAAGTGAAAAAATAAGTAGATATGATATTGATAAAGCAATAAATAATTTTAAAAAACATTGGTTAACTACAACATTGACTACAACACCTTAAATAAGAGAAACAAATAATATGATAGCACTTTTAGGATTACCTTTCTTATGGATTTCATTTTTTGCCGCAGGTAGTTTACCAAGTTGGTTAGACTTCAAACCATTTAACTGCATTGTTTGCCTTTCTTTTTGGAGCGCATTATTTGGTGTACTATTATTTATATTTGTACCGATAACGCAACCTTTTCTTATTGCATTAGGTTATGGAGGCTTTGCAAGCTACTTAGCTATATTGATGAAACGACTATTAATAAAACTATACTGATGAAAACTTTTGACGAAATTTACAGCGAGATAATCTTTAAGGATGAGACAATCCGTTATTCATTGCGTGAACTCCTGCACGTATTTCAAACCGAGAATAGTTGGATAGGGCAAACTAATCAACTGCTTCAGTTAAAAGAATTTCAACACGAATTAACAGGAATAAGACCAGGCGGTTGTTCGGGTTGTAATATTGAAGTATTGATGAATATGATTAGGTGGGTGAATAAGTATGAATCAGATAAGTCAGCGCAAGAAACTAAAAAGATTAGAAGACCTAAAAGAAATGGATAAAATAGTATATTCACATAGTGGCGGACATGGAGACATGATTTATTCCTTAGCAGTTTGCAAAAGGATAGGACCAGGTTATTATAAAACTAACTTTGATGATGTGTATTATCAAAACATCAAACCATTACTTGAAGAACAACCATATATTATTGAAGTATTGCCTAAGTCTTTACTCGAACCTATTACGCATAACCTTGATGACTTTCGCAATATGCAAGGACTTGGCGAAGTATCACTACTTAAAAACCACCTAAGAGCATTTAATTTGAGCGAAGATAATTGGAATGATACTTGGTTAACCATAACACCAAAGAGATTAATAGAGGGCGAATATGCACTTGTAAACGTAACACCACGTTACCCTGCAATCGGATTTGATTGGCAAACTGAAATAGACTACCTAAAAGAAAAGTACAAACAAGTATTTTATGTAGGATATGAAGAAGATATGACACCACCATTTAACTCCTTAGAATATTTTAAAACAAACAATGCCTTAGAACTTGCTCAATTAATTAACGATGCAACGGTTACAAGTTGTAACCAGTCGTTTGCTTTAACAATAGCGCAGGGATTGGGCAAACCTTATAGATTAATGGTTGCAGATAACCACACTAACTGCATTCACAACACAGTAAATGAAACATTATTAAACAGATGAATATAAACGGATTTGAATATAAAATAAATGAACAAGGGGTGCTTCAACAAGTAAACCCGAATGTTATAACCTATGATTCTGAATATGTAGAATCAAGATATGGTGCAATCATTGAACTCCGAAAACAGATGAGCCACCTAAGATATGGTTATATGGTAGGCAGTATTGGCAAACCAACTAAGATACTTGAAATCGGTTATGGTGCAGGCGACTTCATTCAATTATGTGCAGAGCAAGACATCAAATGTTTTGGCAATGACATCACAGGAATACCCACACCGCCAAAAGTAACAGCCACCGATAACATATTTGAGCAAGTTGATGTAGTATGTATGTTTGATGTATTGGAACATTTTGAAGATATTAATTTTATCAAAGACCTAAACACTAAATATGTTTATGTTTCAGTTCCTAACTGCTCACAGCCACTTAATATTGAATATCTAAGTAACGACTATATTCACCTAAGACCTAATGAACATTTGCACCATTTTAATATCGTTTCATTAATTAACCACTTTGATATAAATGGATATAAATTATTGACTATAAACAATATTGAAGACACGATAAGAAGAAGACCAAATACACACGCTAATATTTTATCTGCTATATTTATAAAAGAAAATTTAAGCTAATGGGAAAAAGAAAATACATAGAAACACCCGAAAAGATGTGGTGTAATATTAAAGATTGTGAAGGTTATATGGTTTCCAATTTTGGAGATATTATTTCATTTAGGAAGAGAAATAGTAAAGAATTGTATGATTCACCTAAATTAATCAAACAAGAGATACTTACTACTCATTGTGATAAAAAATATAATAGAGTAAAAATAATAGGAAAGGCTTATTATGTACATAGATTAGTAGCTTTACATTTTATTGAAAATAAATTAAATAAACCTCAAGTAAATCATATAGATGGAAACTCTTTAAATAATTGTAGTAACAATTTAGAATGGGTGTCTAATTCAGAAAATCAAATACATAGATTTAAAATGAATGGTACAAAAAACAATTATGGTCAATATGTCCATAAAAATAGAAATTCATACAGAGTTTATAAAAAAGGATTTATTGATAAATGTTTTAAAGATTTAAAAAATGCTCAAGAAACTGCAAAACAATATTATTAATTATGCACCCGACAAGAATATTTAAAACACCACAAGAACTTCAATATGCTTTTGAAAAGTATAAGGAAGATTTAGAAAAAGAAAGTAAACAATGGTTAAAAGTTCAATATGTAGGTAAAGAAGGAGAAAGAGTAACAGATGCTCAAAAAGTACCATATACATTAGAAGGGTTTAAAAGATTTTGCAGAAACAATTATGGAGAAGTACAGCATTACTTTGATAATACAGATAAACGATATGATGAGTTCTGTGTTATCTGTCGCGCAATAAGAGAAGAAATAAGAGAAAATCAAATTGTTGGGGGTTTATTAGGGTTTTATAACCCAAGCATAACACAACGATTAAATGGATTGACTGATAAGAGTGAAGTAAGGCATATTGAGCAGCCACTTTTCCCAGATAATTAGCAAAACTTTTGACAAAACTTTCTGTCCAAAATATAACAAATCTTTTAGCAAAACTTTTAGCAAAACTTTAAATGTTTAAACGTACAACCGCAATAAATAAATTATTGAAGTTAACTGCCCGAAAAAAGATTATACAAGGCGGAACAAGTGCAGGCAAAACATTTGGAATACTTCCTATTTTGATTGATAGGGCAAGTAAAACACCACATCTTGAAATATCAGTAGTTTCAGAAACCATCCCACATCTTCGCAGGGGTGCAATGAAAGACTTTTTAAAAATAATGGAGTGGACAGGTCGTTATTCAGATTTGAATTGGAATCGCTCACTACTTACCTATCGTTTTGCAAATGGTTCATACATCGAGTTCTTTTCAGCCGAAATGGAAAGCAAGTTAAGAGGTGCAAGAAGAAATATATTATACATTAATGAAGCGAATAACATAACATTTGAATCATACCACCAATTAGCAGTCCGAACAAGTGGCGAGATATGGTTAGACTTTAACCCTACCAATGAATTTTGGGCGCATACAGAGTTAATGAATGATGAGGACACCGAACACATCATATTGACTTATAAAGACAATGAAGCACTACCCGAAACAATTATACACGACATTGAAGCAGCCGAACTAAAAGCTAAGACCTCAACTTATTGGGCGAATTGGTGGCAAGTTTATGGACTTGGGCAAATCGGAAGCCTGCAAGATGTTATCTTTGACCAGTGGAAGCAGATTGACACGATACCAGAGAAAGCCGAACTTGTAGGACATGGAATGGACTTTGGTTTCACGAACGACCCAAGCACACTTGTAGCGATATATAAGTATGAAGGCAAACTAATCATTGATGAATTACTCTACCGAACAAACATGACAAATAACGACTTAGGTAACTTTCTTAAATCCATCCAATTTGGGCGCAAGGAATTGATATGTGATAGTGCAGAGCCTAAGTCAATAGAAGAGTTAAGGCTACAAGGTTTCAATGTACGACCTGCGGTTAAAGGTGCAGATTCAATCAAGATAGGAATAGACATACTTAAACGATACGAGATACAAGTCATAAAGAACTCCACTAATCTAATCAAAGAGTTAAGGGGTTACACTTGGGAGAAAGACAATGAGGGTAAACTTACCGGTAAACCAATAGACAGTCTAAATCATTGCGTTGACCCTATGAGATATGTCGCACTGTTAAAATTAAATAACCGACCAAGTGGCAAATATTCAACAATTTCAATCTAAACTTATATTTATACATGATGATAGGCAATTACAACCAACTTACGATTAAGCAGTTTTTAAAGATTAAACTAATTAGCGAACTTGAACAAGACCCTTTGCACAGAAAGGTTTTGATATTGAGTGAAATTAGTGGAGTATCAGTTGATGAAATCGAAAGTATGCCAATAGGCGAAATGATTGATGCACTTAAAGGACTTGACAAGATTGAGAACCTGCAAGCGGATGAAAAGATTAAGTTGAAATTCAAAGTAGGTGGCAGGCGATTTATCGTTAAGTGGAAAGAGCAAGAATTGACAAGCGAACAATTTATCGATGTAAGTCATTTTTGCAAAGAACCTGAAAAGATATTGAGTAACATTCATAATATCTTAGCTTCGGTATGTGTGGAGAGAAATTGGTATGGTAAGGAATTAGGCTACAAAGGCGATAATCACAAAGAGGTTGCAGACCTATTCTACAATGAGATGAAAATATCAA